GCAGGTCTTTTGCTGTCGGTGCGCCCATTTGTTTTACATATGTACCGTCATAAACTAACGGATAATCAAAGCCATTCGAAATAAACAGCTTGTCGTTCAGTATTCCAAACGTGCATTTTTTGCCGGCTGTTAGCCCTGTATAAACAGTGCTTGGACTTGTCAAAAAGTCTTTGATTATTGATCCGCCTTGAACAATTATCTTTTCACTTTGAAACTGGCCAACTGAATCAATGTATCGAAAGTCCACACCGCCATCAATTTGATTTGATCCCACGTTGTATTCAACGCTTGGGGCTTTTATTCTCTGACAGCCAATAATGCCATCGTAGTTCATGTTTTCTATGTTATAAAAGTAATCAGGCGACACAAACTTGCGCCCTTTGTCGTCTCTTAATCCTTTAGATTCGTAAGACTCTACAACAAAACTCAAATTGTTGCTCCTATGTTATTTACTTCCCAATCATAGGCGTGACCAATCATTCCACCTTGTACCACATCGCCATATCCTGCCTCAATATCGTTTTTCGCTTGTCTGAAAAACGCTGCTGCATCTATCTTGTAGCGATCAGCAAGATTAAAATCGCCAATGAGTATTAACAATTTATTAGCAACTAAATCAACAATTGGTTCAACATGCTCGTCTGGGATTTCCATTTCTTTGGCTAGGTCTGTAGGGCTAATTGTGTCGTTAGCATCAACGCTTATTTCGAAGTGCTTGCGTCTGTAAAACAACTCAAAGTTGTTATGAGTAACTGTATCACTGTTACTGTGCCCTGCGGCTGTTGTTCCTTCAACACCTCTAGTACAACCAGTAAATGTTGTTGCTGTTTTGGCAGTGTAACGTATTTTTTCGTTATTTATAGTTATGCGTCCGTTAAGCTCAGGAAAGCTATTAGTTGACGCTACAGTAATTGTAGTAGCACTGTCACTGATCGCCCCGTTAAGAGTCGTCGTTTGTGCTGAACTGCTACTATCAGGATAAATAGTAATTTCGTTATTCCACACATTTATAAAACGTGGAATCCCAGAATAGGTATTATAAGGAAACTCTGTCGTTACATAATTTAAGTTTTTTATGTTCAATGGGTTTTTGCGTCCATCACGCCATATATAAGCTAACCTGTAGGCCTGTGATCTTATTGCATCAGTTGGGCCTGTTACAACGCGATTTGACGTGTTTACAGGCGTGCTAAAAATATCCTCTATGCCTTTAACGTTACTTGCGTACTGATCTAATGCATTTTTTAGCTGATTAACTTTACGCTTGTTAGTAAAAAGTGTGTTACTAGCTTTAGTACTATCTTCATCGGATATTGCTGTATTAATTCTATCTATAACGTCACTAACTAACATATTTACTCCTAACTCAACAAATGCTGTATAACAATCCCTACTAAGGTAGTTGATACAATTACAATACCACTAATTATCCCTTTTAGTATCAATTTATGTCTATTTACGTCTTTCTCTATTTTTTGTGAAAAGTCATGTATGCCATAGCCCATAGCGTCAATGCCCATATCGATAACAATTTTTCTATCTGCCTTTTGTTTTGCAGTCATGTCGTCATGAATATATTTATCTTCAAGTCGTCGTCTATATTTATCTAATTGATCTGTTATGCTTGCCATATATTACCCAAAATACTGTGTTGCATTATCTAATGCGTACTGTACCCTTTCATCTATATAATCCTTGATTGCTTTTGCGCTTGCAAGTGTATCATGACTGGCACTTACACTACTTAAGTCTGTATCAAGCACTCCGGCTTTCAAATTTGTAACCGTTAAATTACTTATTGTTGTATTATCTGCATCAATGCTTGGCAGTCTAGCTTCTGCTAGTGTGCCGCTAGATATATTGCTTGCGTTAGTCGTATCTACATTAGCTACATTCCCAAGACCAACATCCCCTTTAACTAAACTCAATGCTGTTTTTAACGTTGTTGATATTGTTAAATCCTCTACATCGCCTGTGCCTGCTGTTGTTCTTCCTTTAACTGTTCCAGTGGCAACGTGTGCAATTTTTGCATTAGTTACGGCTTCATCAGCAATAGTTAAGGCTGTGGCACCAGTAACGTCACCTGTATGTGTCGCATTGGTCACTTTGGCGTTGTTCGTCGTTATATCTGATTCCATAGTGTCTAGGTCAACCGCTTGTGTAACAGATATATAGCCTAGCTTAGTTTGCTCTGCACTTGTTATTGTTGTGGGTTTATTAAGTATCTGTGCATCACCACTGACAGCGTTCCAGTCGGCATTTACGTTAACCTCTGCACCCGATGCTATGCCATCTAGTTTAGTATTGTCGCTAGCTGTAAAATGCTTGTTTGTAGCTGTCTCTGATATATCATCAAGGGTTAAGGCCCTAGCTTCCCATGTATTGCTTGCATTACCAATAAACACATTGCCATCGTTAAGGTTAGGCACATCGTTAGTGCGGCCTGCACCACCTACTTTTATGCTTCCTGCACTGTGATGTGATCTTTGGACTTTACCAATGTTCTGCACTAAAGCTGATTCGCCTGTTGGCTTTGTTGCCGTTAGTCCTCCTGACGTCGATATATATAAAATATCACCTACATTAAATGAGCTTGTATCTATACCCGGTAGTGTTCCAAACGTTACTACATTAATAGATGCATTATTAGAAACTGTATTTTCTGCTAACCCAAACGATGGCATTTTATTAGCGTCGTCAGCATCAGCTATGTTAACAACAGGTTTGTTGCCTGACACGCCAGATATATAAACTGGATCGCCTTTTGTTATTGCTTCACCGGCCTTTGCCTTAAATTGTACCTCGCCTCGCAATCCACCTATAAAGTTATCAGCTTCAACGTTGCCATTAACAGTCAGCGCTTCTGCTAGTGTTGTTGTGCCAATCCCTACTTGGTTGTTAGTAGAATCGACATATAGGGTATTGGTATCTACTGTCAAATCGCCTGACAGAGTACCAGAGCCTGTTATATTGATGTCGCCCGTACCTGTTATATCACTGCTATTTAAATCTAAATCACCGCCAAGTTGTGGCGTCGTGTCTTCCACTACGTTTTCTAAGTATCTTCCGTCTAAGTCAACTGTTCTTGTTGCACTATCGTTCATGGTGGCTGTTAGAACGCCAGTGCCAGTGTTAAAGCCTAAAGACGATAGAAACTTATCTGTACCACCACCTCCGCCACCTTCAGTGGGGTTGTAGATGTAAGTCATCCCTCAGCACCCACTAATGTTTTGCTTCCATTAGCTGATATAGCATTGACTACGCCTTTAAATATTGGGTTATCTAATGCCAACGCCCCACCGCTTGCATTTAAACGTATCCCGTTATTAAGCGTCGCTGTTGCGCCTAATGATACATAAATAGCCTCATCGCTATCATTAACTAATATTAGTAATTTTCTGCTACTATTTGCCGCTAAGACCTGAGTGCTACTTGTGCCAATAGACACATTAAAATTAGTAATACTAGATACCTCATCGGCACTAATTGCCGTTGATGTTGATGGAATATAAGGGTCTGCGTCTGTACCAGTCCCAGTTGACTTAAAGTACCTAACCCCTTCGTTTGCTAAAATATCTTGAAAGTTTGCCATTTCATTAGTAGTGGGGGTGGCACAAGGCCACCACCCAATAAACTATTAAGAAGCTGCTACAGCTACTACGTTACCTGACAATACAAAAGATGCTGAACCACCGCTTGTTGCAGTAGTTGCGATTCCAATAGAACCTGCACCTTCAACAGTTGAACCAGAAACACCACCGTCTAATTTTAGACCAGTTCCTGCGTTTAATACTTCAGCGTAGTCACCTGCTGCGAAAGTATCTGTAGTTAATACAGTTACAATTCCTTTAACAGGAACCCAAGCATAGTAACCAGAAGTTACAGCAACTTGAGGAGCAACAACAGTGGCACCACTTGCTGTAGTAGCAGGGGCTTTAGTTGATACCTCAGCTCCAGCAGTGTTAACAGCTGACAACTGATATGGCTGATACTGAGTCAAAGCAGCGTGTGCTTTTACATATACATATTCTTTTTTAATTGCATTAGTGTCTGAATTATCAACATAACGTGCACCTAGCTCATATTTACGTGTGCTAGAGGGATTTGTTAAGTCATCAGTGTCGATTGAATTTACGTAAGACATAGTTTTCTCCTTTCAATAATTATTAAGACTGTAGAGCCTTGAAAACTCCGTTGTAGCGACGCGCGCGACATACTAAGTTATAAGCCATAAAGTGTTGTGAAGTAATAATAGCTTGGTTAGGAATACGACCGTTAAAATCAACTGGGGCTTTTTTCCCTTCAAAACCATACTTATATTTCAAAGCGAATGTTGGGCTTGACAAAACATATAAGAAATTATCAGCAGTTGACCCGTCAGCAGAACCTGGGCTGTAGTCGTCTACGTACCAATCAATGTTTCTATACTTGCATCCAGCAAATCCAGCTTTTAAATCATCCTCACGAGCAAATCGTTGCTGTGATTGCTGTGAAGCTAAGAACTTATCTTGTACGAATGAATTAGAAATCATTACGTCAGGAGCAAAAGAACCAGCTGCATCGCCTGCACCTTGCCCACGAGCAATCAAAGTACCAACTAGAGTGTTCAAGTTAGCATAATTAATTGTGTTAGTGCTTGAATCAATTTCAGTTAACCAAGTGGTTGAATCATCTAGGTCAGTGTTGGTAATACCACCATAAGCAGTACCAGAAGCAGCAGTTACGTCACCAAGTCCGTTAATTGCTTTTCCGTTAGAATCAGAACCGTTACCGTGCAACGCTTTAGCGTAGGTGCGCTTGGCAGTTCCAGCAGCTAAATTAACCTTCTCAACCAAAAGTGATTTAATTGCGTTAGGGGTACCGTCAGTTCTAGTAATATCATCTAATGTAATAGATACATTGTAGTTTTGGTATTTAAAGTCAAACTCCGCAAAACTTAGTTGCTGGGACGCTGACAAATCCAATACGTCAAACTTGCCATCAATAAAACCGTCTGCTTGGTTTTCTGCAATTTGTACTGGCTGCTGGATTTTTGATCCACCTGAAACATATTGCAAGTTAGGGGCCTTGCTCATCATGCTGCCGAATGCAGAAGATGTTAAAAATTGATCTGGCATAATTTTTTCGAAAGCGTTATGCGCGACCGCTTGTACTTCATCGAGTTGTGCTGTTGTTAAAGCCATCGTTTATTCTCCTTTTTTTTTATCCTGGTAATATTGAGTCAAGTTGCGCTTTTAAGTCATTAATGTTACTAGGGGCCTTTGAAGTCACTGGGACTTTATTGTTGCCTGTAACAACACTTTGCGTGGCTTGCGCCTTGCTTAGTGCTTGCTCTGCAGCTTTTGATCGCTGGTTTGCCATTATCTGCTCACTTGCAACACCTTTAAATGCAATGGGCCAAGTCTCTACAGGAAAATTATTAGCTTGCATATAGTTTACAAACTCGTCCTTATCCCATTGTATATTTTGGCTTTTTGCGTATTCATTAATAGAATCAAAGGCCTTGTTTTTTTGCTGTGTCTCATAATGTGACAACGCTTGCTGCTCAACGCTTTGCTTCCAAGCTAATACTTCATCCAATCTATCATCTTGAATATTAGTCTGTGGTTGTGCTTGCTCTTGATTACCATTTTGATACTTATTTAAGACGTTTTCTATATCAGGTCCAATTTGAGGATGATTAAATAGATTCTCTAATTCTGTATAGTCGTCTTTATATTTTTGGAGTTCCTCAACTTGAGATTTGTATTCATTAATCTGTTTGTCAAAGTCACCTTGTCTTTTTTCATGATACCGCAATGATTCGTACATTTTGTTTGGGTCTTTGCCCCAGTGCGACTCAAAACGCTTATCTCCTTCCCATGAATTATTTATAGACTCGCTTTCAACTTGTCCATTGTCATTGCTTGAAGTGTCCGTGTTTTCGCCTTGCCCAAAAGTAACTTGGGTGGCTTCTGGTTGGACTTGCTCCGTTGCAACATCAGCTTGGATGTCTTCTGCCATCGGTTTTCCTCCTAAATATTTTTAAGATAGTATTTTATTGAGTTCAAAAAATGGGTCCGTCTTCAATGCACTGTCTGGGTCGTTTTCTGGTAATTGCTTACCCGTTATCCGCACAATGCAAGAATCAAGAGCCATAATTGCCTCTTTAGTACTACCTTTAGCAATAGCGTCTTTGGCTTCCTCTAACTTTGAAACCAATGACATTGGCGTGTATCCGCCAAAATCTTCAAGAGTATATTGTAGCTTAGACTCTTTATTAGTCTTTTCGTTATACTCTTTCTTATCTTCTTTGTCGTCGTTTTTTTCAGGCTTTTGCCCACCAAAAACAATCATAATGCCTTCTTTTTTATCTTTATTCTGCACTTGGGGCTGCCTCTATAATATTAATTAAATCGTCTTTTTTTAGTCCTGTTACATCTAAATCAGGTTTAGCAACCTGCACTAATGATATGAGCTGGTCCTTTTTCAACTTAGACAAATCTGTCACGCTTTCAGATTCAACTTCTACAACCTCTGCAACAGGCTCAACAACCTCTTTAACAGGCTCTTTAACAGGCTCTTTAACAATATATTCTTCAAAAAGCTCAGAAACTAAGCTGGCTGGCAACACAATTTCTGCTCTATCAAACTGTATTTTGTAATGCGTCTCTGAGTATCCTAGCTGCCCCGCAGGCAAAATGCCATTACACACAAATGCTAAGGAAATATCTTTTTTGAGTTCTAGGCGTTGCCCATAATGTAGTTCCATGGTTTTATAATACTTACCTTAATTTTAATATGCATTTTATTTGTTTTTACTAAATGCTTAACCAATTTTACTTTTTGTTAAAATAAATTTAATGCTTGCATGTTATAGTGCTTGTATTATAGGGGTATGGATAATCCTTTTATCAAATATTTGACCAACTTGTTATCACAAGCGAAGGCTGGTCATAACACTAAACAGCTACTTAAATACAAAAGATTTTATGATGGGACATTCAGCCCAGTAACTGGCACAGATGCCAATGGAGATTACACGCTTGGGAGCATGCAAAAAGGAAATGCTTTATACAATGTTGTTAAGCCAATTGTTGAAACTAAGGCAACTACGGCTTTAGATGCAATGATTACCACTAACGTTAAACCTGCAAATCTATCACACCAAACTTTCGATAACCTAAAACAGCTAGAGTCAATTGCTGACATTCTTAATGATTGTTGGGAAAACATAAAAAAAAGTTCAGAATTACCGAACATATCACAGAAAATTATGCGTGATGGGTCAATTTATGGCATAGGTATTGCTAAGGTTATATGGAATCAGTCAATCAATAATGGGCTAGGGGACATAAGAGTAGAACGTGTAAGTCCTCTAGACTTCTTGCCTGAGCCTTCAGCAACAAGCATAGAAAACTGCAACTACATATTTGTAAAGCGTGTTATTAGTCGTTTTGACTTAATCAACCAATACAAAAACAACCCGGAAGTGTTAAAAAAGATTGACGAATTAAGTTCGCCATCGGCAACTATCAATATGGGGGAGCCTACAAACAAGGTTGTTGCTGGTAAAGTAACGGCTAACGGGGTTACTACCGGCAGTGAAATGTATTTAAATCAAGGCAGCTTAAAGCCTTCTGGAACTGAACATAACATTGAGCTGTATGAATGCTATCTTAAAGACGATACTGTGCTTGTTCCTCTAGATGACGAGTCAGAGCAAGACAAAGAAATGAAAACTGAAGAGCGATTTAAGTATCCTAATGGACGTTTAATTATTTTTAGTGGGCAAGAAATACTAGAAGATCGGCCAATAGATTACCCATTTGGTTTTCCGCTTGCCACTTATTCGCCAACTCAATCTGATACCATTATGGGGCAAGGAGATGTTGAAGACTTAATGCAAATACAGAGTCGTTTGACACGTGCATATTCTAAGCTCCAAGAACTACTAGAAAAGTATAAATCACAATTAATTGTTCCTGAGAATTATAAAAGAGCGTTTGAGCAGAACTTTGATCTTATTTACAGCAAGCCCGGTGATCCATTAGTACAGCCACTAATTATAACAAACAAGCTAACACAAGACATTCAGATCGTTCGTCAGCATATTCAAGATTTAAAACAAGATGCATACAAGATTGCACGAATTAATGAGATTATGTTATCAGGGGAACGTCCGACAGGCGTTAACAGCGGGCAGATGGTACGTGACTTAGTTGAATCGCCAATGTCATCCATTAGAGAGATGCAACGTAACTTTAAAAACTTTTTAACTAATATAAGCAATAAAGCTGTAGTTCTAATTCAGTTGTACTACAACCAACCACGAATTATACGCATGGCAAGTGGCACACGATTTGCTTCAATGGAGCCTAATGAAATGGGTGAAATAGAGATAAACATTTATGATCGTGACATGCAAACAAAAGAGCTAGAAGCTGTATATACTATTAAGTCTGACCTAACACTTGGCGAATATGAAGTAGAAATTACTGCTGGTAGTTCACTGCCACAATCGCAATCAGCTCTTGCTGCAACTACACTTCAACTAGCACAGCAGGGCATATTTGGTGACATAAACAACCCAGATGTTAAAGAACTTATACTACGCACCTTAGATTATCCAAACTACAGAGCAATAATAAACAAGATCAAAGAAGAACAAGACGAACAGGCGCAAGTTTCGTTACCTGAGCCAGATTTTAACGCTTACATTAAAAACGTAAATATGGGCTTAAAAGACATTATGGAATTAATCGCTGTATTACCTGTAGAGCAACAAGTATCTGCAATTAGCACTATAACAGACAGTTTAGGGCTAACAGTGCCACAACCGGTAGCACCTGAACAGCCTGTACAGCCTAACTTTATTACTGGGATAGGGTAATGTTATCCGCTGAAGAAAAATACAAAAGATACGACAAGCGCACAAATAAAAAAATGGCTGACTATAATCGTTCAGGTGGTAGTGTTGCTAAGCCCGTTAGAGATGTGTCTAGTGCATCACCAGCACGTAAACTTACACGTGGAAAGTTTCTACTACGAAAAGCAACGCAAATACTAAAACAAAGCCAACCATTAAAGGACAAGCAAGGCAGGCCAACACCAGCAGCTATGCAATTTAAACGATGGGATGCACCTATACCTAGCAATTATGATTCAGTTAGACGACTAAAACAAATCGGCAAAAACATAGTTGAACGTTACAAAAAAAAATAGATGTGTAATTTAAGTTCGGTCATAAGAAACTGTGCAATTGCAACAGTTAATAACAAATTAATGCGTCACGAAAACGACGGATATATAACAAGCCAAATAAAAACCCATAGAGAAGGTATAAACTTAAAAGCAAAAGAACAGTTGCAATCACTAGGATATAGCAAAAAAGATATTACACACATACAAAGACAAGTAATTCCAGAGTACATACATAATTATGAAAAAATATTTCATTGCGACTTTTCTACACGCGCACAAGTAAAGTCTGAATGCAAAGATCTATATAGAAGAATAGTAATTACTAGGTACCGCAGGCTTTATGATTTTTTAGTTAGGGACGTGGGTACTATGACCGGTACCCACTGTTCTTAAGGATTTTACTTTTACATTATAACATTTTTTTAGGGCTGGTGTTAAGCGGTCCAGCCCAAAGATAAATAAAAATAACAGTTAGATAATACTATTTATCGACATACAATAGCAATTGTTTTTTTACTTTCAATAAATTACTTATCTGCTCATAGGCTTGCACGTCTTTATTCTTGATGCCTATACATCCCCTAGTCCCTTCAACGCCACCGTCTGGATGAATTAAAAGTTTAGATCGCTTTGTTTTAAATTGTGGTGTTAGTTTAGCTACCCATGGAAACTCTTTACCTGTATAAGGCTCTGTTTTTCCTTTAATGGCCTTTAATTTGTAACATTTGTCTATTGTGTACATACCCTTTGGCAACGCTCCTAATCCATGCTTACCGCTAACACACGCATATTGATTATTGTCTATGCATAAAAACCCTAGCTTTGCATTTACAAATGTGTCTTTGACATTGAACAATAGGTCATATTTTATATCGGTCGAATTCGATCTGTTTATATTAGATTCTGTTTTAGTCGTGACTATTTTAGAATTAGTTACGATTTGGTCATTTATCGTTTTTTTTTAAGCTTATCTATTGATCCGCCAATAAAAATTCGTAATACATCTTTTAGTCCAAGCGTAGAAACAAGTATGCCAACAATCCCAAATTCAAACCACCATGCCGTGTTATTTAATGCGCGCCAACCCTCTGCCATTGTTGCCTGTGTTGCAGGGACAAACGTTAAAATCATAATTACAAAAAACCCTAGAATAATAAACTCATCTATTAATGATTCACGCCTATTTTTTAACACTTGCATATCGTAGGTCATATCATTGGCGGCTTGCGTTTCTTGCTGCTTTATTTGAGCTTTTAATTTTGACACATCTAAATCTATTTTAGCTTGCTCTAAACTTAGCTTTCCTTTTTGCCTTATCTCTTTTATGGCTTGATCTTTTTTAACTACATCACCAACGGTGTTAACAACGCCACCAAGTAGGTTTCCTATAATATTAAACATCTTTTAAATATCCTTTTTCTTCAAGTATGTCAGCAATCGAAACCCCATCGACATATACTGCAACCAAATACCGACCGTACTTTCCTTTTTTATCTCGTATTGTCTCTACGACTACTTTTTTATTTAGCATTAGTTCTTCACACAAAGCTTTAGCCTGTAGACCTAGCTCTTTTTGCTCTGGTGTTGTACCGCCACGTAATGACTTTTCATATGCATCAACACCATACAAACGAACACGAGTTTGCCAGTAGTTGTGAAACCCTAAATCGAATAGTATGTCGTACGTATCCCCATCTAGTACTTTTTTAACGACACCCTTGTAAATATATTCTTGTTTTTTCATATTTCCCTTTAATTCACATTAATCCAAACCGTATTTGGCATATCAGATAGATTCGTTAAGCTTTCAACTAACTCGCAGTCGTCTTCGTAAAACAAGTCTTGGTGATCTCCTAGAATTAATGTTGGTGTGCCTTCATGGATACAGTAAAACATAAATTCTATATCTGTTAGATCACAAATATCGTTTGATTCACAAAATTGACTATACAACATTCTACTTTTTCTTTTTTTTCTTTTTTATACTATATGCAATTGCGACGGCTTGCTTCATTGGCTTGCCTGCTTTTATTTCTGTTTTTATATTTTTTTTAAATGATTTTTTAGACTTATTGTACTCAAGTGGCATATTATCTCCTAAGAATTATACTTTTTATGTATTTGCGTAACCCCTTTATCTATTATACCCTCTAACTTTTTTTTATGCTTCTTTTCGTTATATTCCTTATTTTTCTTTGCTTCTTTTCGTATGTCTTCGTGATTGCCATAAACTAAATTGTCACGCTTCTCGATCGCGTTTATTTCTTTTAGCGTTAACCTGCCATCTCCTCCACGTGGATCAGCAAACGTAGTAAAGCCATGCACAGCTACACTGTTATTGCCCATATAGCGAAATGTATGAGTGCTTAGGCACTTCTCACAATTTGCCCTGTGTTCATCATGTACACTAAAAAACTTTTCAAATACATGCCCGCATGACTTGCACTTAAAATCGTAACTAGGCATTTACAGCTTCCTTTTGCTTTTCTAGCTTTCTTTCTAGATATAGCTTTAACTCGTTTTGTGCTTTGATGTCTTTGGTTTGGCAATTTAACCACTTGTATACCGTAGGAATGCTTACCTTAAAATGCTGTGCTAATTCGTCTTGTGTTGATTTTGTTAGGCTGTACAAGTCCCATAGCTCTTTTTTAGTTATATCTGTTTTTATGTATTTATCATCAATCAGCTTTTTAACGTTGTTAGATAGCTCCTGAACTTGTGATTGGCTGTTTTGCACTGTGTTATTTAACTGTTGCATCTGATCGTATAGTCCATAGCCATTCGCGTTTATTTTTAAGTCTTGTAGGCTTTGATAGACGTCATTATATAAACGGGTTAATTGCTCAATAGTTAATGGCTTGTCTATGGAAATAGCTTTTATCGCTTTTAAATGATTGTTTACGTTAAATTCAATACTATTGGCTATCTCGGTTTTAACTGTCATAGCTATTCTAGAATCTAAGCTATCGTTTACTGACTTTAAGGCTTTTGCCATTCTCGATTCAATTGCCGCTATTGCTTGTTCAATATTATTTTCCATCTTTTATACTCCTTTTATTAATATCTTTTTGGTTTCTTTTTTTTTGGTTGATTTCTAAGCTCTCCCTTTCACGTAGTCATCTAACGTTGGCCCGTTATTAATCATCGCCCATTTAGCACTTGGGTTTTTGACTTCAACATTCTTTAAATGCCTAACTGCATATTGAACAGCATCACAAGAGTGATCATTCTTTTTAACAACCTTAAACTGGTCATCCTTAGCGTGTAGCTTGTCCACATACATGTAGTTTTTATGCTGGTCGATGACGTACTCCACATTATCAAAAAAGAATAGTTTGTTTTGAAATAATAATTGATTAACCAATAAGATATTTCCTGACTTCTCTTTTACTGCTTCAATAAGGTTAAGTCCATGTGATTTCAAATCGTTCCACCATGAACCATAATCACGATCTTGCACCTTCATTGAAAAATCTGCAATAATTGGTTGTGGACCGTATTTAGTGCAGGCTGCAACTATTTCATTTATTGTTGGTTGCGGCTTGTGCCATTCGTCATATATATAAACACGTCCTGATTCATCCTTTG